CGTGCTGAAACGTGAATATAGTTTCAGATGCAGAACTGGCAACGCTCCAATGCTCTAGTTCTCCCTCTAATGCTAGAAGGTCTTCGCGGTTTTTAAGATAAGCATTCTTAGACATGTATCCGCCATCGGCAAGTTCCATTTGGACCTCTCGCACACGTTGGTCATACTTTTCTTCAAACTCGTCTCGCACTTCGCTTGCAAAGTAATTGAAATCCGAGAGTGCTGAGTCTTCGTCGGCAGTCTCGCCCAATCTCAAGTCGATTATTAAATGAGCAGTTTGTTGCATCGCTTTAATTGGATCGCCTTCTCGCCAGGTAGGATCAACTCCCTCCATCATTTTGACCTCTATGCTGTTGACCTCCTTATCTTCGCCAGGAAGATCGGACAATATGTCATCTAGCCCCACTTCGGACTCAAAGTCATTAACTTCCGAATATCTTGTGGGAATGTAATCTATGTTATCAAGTGTCACACCCTCGGCTGACATAGCAAAGTAGCCTTCGCCTCTCTGTTCAAATGCCGGCCATCCCAAGTTAATCTCTAGTCTGCAATACGAGCCCAATTCTACATAGATGTCGTTGCCGTCCCCTTCATAATCTGAAATTTCCCAGAAGACTTCGCAAAACTCCATGCCTTGAAATTCATAATCTGCATTCTCTAATTCGCTTCTGACTTGTTCTAATCGAGCCTCGCGACCACCCGAGAAGCTGGCGTTTGTGTGGTTGCTAAGCCAAAAATTCATCTCTTCAAAGTTTTCTGGCTCTGACGAGTATTCGCCCTGTTCTGTTACTTGATCAATACCCATGTTGTTGATGAACCATGCGATATGATCCCAAGTTCCTTCGGGTGGAGCGCTATTTTCTCGCCCTTTAATTTGGTAGACAGTATCAGAATCCGCCTCAATCGTCACGAAAGACTTTGACTTGCCGCGCTTACCTTCAGGCTTACGCAGTGAATAAAGGCTGCCACCGCTTTGTCCAGCGCCACAGTGTCCCATTCGTTCGCCCTCGATGTCACACGAACTTGTATCAAGGTCATACCAATATGAACCATCATCGAATTCGTGAAGAATCTTTTCAGGGTCTTCCATCTCGCGTAGTTCTTGTTCGGCGGCATTATCAGCACTCAGCATAGAGTCATACTTTTGGAGCAACCTAATGTTGTCAGGGTGCAAATTGAGCAATACGAACGTATCGCGATAACGGCTGTGAAATTGTTTCCATGCTTGTTCTGTAGCGTTCTGTAGCACCTCTCTCACAAATTCTACAGTTTTGCTATTCAAGCCCATCTTGCTTAAATTCTTTAACGCCTTTTTGAAAGCCTTTGGCCATTTGCCAAGAGCTTGATCTTTCAGCACGTTGTTTATGTTCTTGAGCACAAACTTTGTGCGTTCAGATTTCTCGGCGGTCCATTCTTCCCCTTCTCTTAGGAGGCTTTCAAATTCCACCTTTGGTAGTGGGGGATTTATATCCTCTTCCTTTGCGCCCCCTGTGTAATAGTCAAGGGCCGACAGTAGCGGCTCCATCGTATCAAACCGAAACTTCTGTATACGGTTGCTTGGGCGAACAAATTGATGCAGATATGTTTTCTTCCACATGTGTCCCATCCAAGTCTTTGCGCTTTCGGATGAACTGTGTAATGATGATTCAATAAAATCTATTACTTGCTCGGGTAGACCGATGTCTCTTAATCCCTCTTCTAACATTCTAATATCTTCGTTAAGATATTGAAACCACTTATCAGTCGAATAACTCATTAAATAAACTCCAACATTATAAATAGTTTGCTATTTCCAAAACAATTGCACTAATACGATTAGAAATGACAAGGCTACACATATCATAGTTTTAGTGGTAAACATGCTCTCGCCTAAGAAGTGCCACGTAAGTATGGGAAAGGTTAAATACGACATGCTGAAAATCAAAAATCGCGGACCCCATACCTGCCCCATCTCTTCGTAAGCAAAGCGCACACCATATAAAAAACAGACACCCGTAGGTAGTCCATACAATACGACTGCCAGAAGTGGGTGGTGGCGCCACCATTCCCACACAAACTGACTATTGATCTGAAACCATGCGAGGGTTTGGCCGAGCGCAAACAAAGACATAGCCAGCAGCATCTTAGAAGTTAGCAATTATAACCTCGGCGCAATCTTTTTTCTTGTGAGTGATGTTACCATGCATATCTACTGGAATTATACGACTTGAACGCTGGTAAGTTTTTACAACATGTGGATGATTCTTGTAAAGAAGAATCCATCTTCTTTTAGCTGACAGCAGTTCTGCCGCAAGCTCTTTATGATTAAAGATCGTGTCCTCTGGTCCTCGGTTTTTGCCATAGTCATTTAAATTATAGCTGTATTTTCCTGCGGGTATTAAAAGAGTGGGCTTTGTGGGCTCGTTCAGTTGTAGGGTTTTATTTAAATTGTCTTGCTGGTTCCATTCCACTTTGAAATTAGGAACATTAAAATTAGTCAATCTTCGTGAGGCAGTGTGGTTAAATTCATCTATATTAATCGTGCCGCGAGATGGTCGACCAACATCAGAGCCTCTTGCTAAGGCATAGAAAAAAGCAGCCCTAACAAATGGATCTGAGTAGGTGGGCCAATCTTGCTGAACGATGGGTATGAGGGGCGTATCAAATTGAAAACTGTCAGAATGTAGGATATCATAAATTCTTTTTCCATCATGCAAAAGACATGTCCAAAACTCATAAACCACATACTGAAGTGTGTGGCTTGTGATAGAGTGCCCATAGTTTGCTAATGAAGTTTCAAGGGCAGCATTATATAAGAGGCAACTTTCTAGAGGCTCCCTATCTCTTATCAGTTCACGAATTCTTGGGGCCAGGTTGCCAAAATCACTTATAGGGTCTTTAAAGAGAGGCTTCATCCTTAGCTTCTCCTTCGGGGGTTTTTTGCTCTTTGGCTTCTGTATACTCTACATATCCCTCGATAATAGCACCTATGTCTTCACATGTTCTGTCTATTGATGCTAACTTACGCCTAAGTTGATCAATGCCGTGAAATGTACTCAGTGAAAGAATGTCTTCTGTCTCTCTCCATAGTTCAAACTCTTTTAAAAGTTCAATCTGAGCATTTACTTTGCCTAAAAGGCGCCTTACTTCTTCTGGCAATTCTTTCATAGGAATTGAGTATTGGATTGAAATCCTCTCATTGTTCATATTATCCTCTCAATAATTGTTTTGAATTTGACTTTAGCATAGACTCAACGACATGGGGATCTCCCACAACAACAATCTCAGTGCCAGAATGCCCACGATTGATAGTTAATTTAGAGAATCGATGGTTTTTACTTAATTCTCCTGTTCCTCTAACGCTCATCTCGCCACTCTCGTTTAATTCACGCATGCGACTGTCCTCGCGAATCATAATCACGTGCTCTGGATTAATAAAAACCTCTCGCAAAATAAATTGTGTTCGTGCAGTAACCGCGCCGTTATTACAAATTTCTGTAAGTTTAACTAGCATGGCTCAACCCCTTCAGTGGATAAATGTGGTTGCGTCTTACTGACATTGGAATAGAGCCTACTAAGATTTTATAAGTGAACCCTTTTTCCTCTTCTATAAAGACCGCAGTCGTGGGTCTGTTTGTTCTAAACCGCTTCTGCTCTCCGAACAATAACACATCTTGTGGCACATATACTAAGTCACCTTTTTCAAAATTCATATATTACTCCGTCTGTATGATACCATAATTAGTAGTTATAAGAGTGCCTGCGCAACTAGCAGCATTTTGTAAAGCAGTACGTGTAACCTTTACAGGATCGATAATTCCTTTTGTATAAAGATTAGACAGCTCCCCATTTCTAAAGTCCCAACCCATTGAGGCTTTGCTTTCTTGTACTGTTTTAATAATTAAATCTGGTGATTCTCCCGCGTTTAAAGACATTTGACGAATGGGTGCTTTACAGGCTTCTCTTACGATACTAGCAGCTACAGCCTGATCGCTTCGGTCTGTGGTGATTGCCATACTATAAGAGGCTTTGAGCAGGGCAGCGCCACCGCCAATAACAACACCTTCTTGCTGGGCCGAGTGCACTGCTGATAGTGCATCTTCGATTCGATGCTTCTTCTCAATCATTTCTACTTCAGTGGCGCCACCAACACGGATAACCGCAACACCGGAAGACAATCTAACGACCCTACCCTGTATGCGTTCGCACTCACTCATGGAATCAGTTACCTTGATCTCGTTCTTTAACGCTTCAATTCTTTGTTCTATAAGCTCAAAGTTAGCACTACCTCCTACAAACGTAGATGCATATTTTGTACTCTCGACAAACTTAGCACTTCCAAGGTGCGACATCTCTACCTCACTAAGTTTAACGCCACTCTCTTTAGTAATGAACGTAGCGCCTACCGACAAGGCCAAGTCCTCTAAAGCGTGTCGGCGCTCTTCTCCATAGAACGGCGCTTTGATTGCGGCAATCTTGAGAGTGCCACGCATTGCATTCATAATCATGGCAGCTAACGCTTGTCCCTCTACTTCTTCTGCGACTATAACAAGAGGTCGACCTTCGCGTGCACCAAGCTCTAAGAGTGGTAAAATAGGCTCGACAGTGGTAATCTTGTGGTCAGTAACAAAGATGAGAGGTTCTTCATAGTACATGGTTGCTCTGCGCTCATCGGTGATGAAAGCACCAGCACAATAGCCAGAGTTTAACTTGAAGCCCTCTGTCACATCAAGCGATGTTTCTAATGAGCGAGACTCTTCAATTGTAATAGAACCGTCTTGTCCCACGCGATCCACAGCAAGAGAGATAAGCTCTCCAATTGACCTGTCGTTATTAGCCGAGATAGTAGCGATGTGGGCCACATCAGATGCGCTTTTAATTGGCTTAGACATCTTAGACAAACTTTCTGTAACTTCTTTAACTGCAATTTCGATTCCTCTTTGTAATTCAATGGGAGATATTCCCGATGCAATATAGCGTTGTGACTCTTGTAATATAGCACGCGCCAAAACAGTCGCTGTCGTCGTACCGTCGCCAGCATCATTGTTAGTTTGCACCGCTGCTTGTTTAATAATCTGTGCGGCGGCGTCTTCAAAAGGATCTGACAATTCAACGAATTGTGCCACCGTTACTCCGTCTTTTGTGATGAATGGATCCTTATCTTTTTCTTTTAGCAACACATTCCTACCTCGTGGACCGAGAGTTGAAGCTACATTGTCTGCAAGAGTGTTGACTCCTTTCATGATCTTCTGTTGTAATGTTTGTTTATCGTCGTATTCGCGACTCATTTATACCTCGCCTGTATATTATATATTATAATCTCAAAACAATTTGTTGTCAAGTTTATTTATCTGATTTAGCTTTTTCTGTTTGTGTCTCAATATTCTGTGCATCGGCAATTGCATTGTTAGCCTTGTCGGTATCCGCCAGCCCAGTTGCAAAAAAGCCATTTAAGTTATCCGAAAGATTGCGGAGAGACTCAAAGATTGCAAAAACCTCTGAATTAAGAAGTTGTCTAGTTTCATTTAACATTTGCTGGATCGCTTTCGGTCCAATTTCTAATTTGGCCATTGGTTGCGCTAGATCGTACACCTCGCTTCTATTAATAGAGAATTGAAGCTCGTTTAGGTATCCGTTTGTTTTAAGTAGCGTAGCTTTTTTGCGCTCTTTATCTTCAATCTCGTTGTAAAACTCTTGGCTCGCGCTGGCGGCTTCGCCAATATTTGCCGATAGCTTTGCGCGCTGGGTCTTATCGGCTCCCTTCGGTATTCTCATGCCTTTAAAACTTGGAAGCAAGTCAGCGATCTGGGCTTTACGATCCATACGCAACTGTTGAATATCAGCAATAGCCTGTTTGAGTGAAGCACCAATTTGAAGGATTAACTGCTGCATTTGCTCATCAGTCAACTGCTCTAGCCCTGGCAGTGCTCTTAAAATCTGTGCCATGTTTTCGCGGTTTGCGCGAGACTTCAAGTTCTTGTAAGTGCGAAGAGTGCCGGAGCTAGTGGCCAACTCAAGCATCTCATCTTCACCATATTGAAAGTATGGGCTCTGCACCACAGTGTCAGCGTAGTTGCTGAGAGAGCCGAGATTCGCGGCAAATCTCTGCTGTACATCTTCAGGTGTTATACGAATTCTTGCCGGTGCTTCGATGTCTGAGACTCCTTCATCGGTGAGTGGCAATATAATGCACGCTTGGGAAGATGCTTTGGTGTCCATTAGAATGTTCATCACGTTATCTAACGTAAAATCAAACTGATAGAACGTCAAACTTCCACTTAAATCATCCTTCCCGCCTTTGAGGTTTTTCATGACGACCAGATAAGTCATTCGATTATCTTTAGAATCGTTTACAAGATCGCCTACTAAGTCTACAAAACTGCCGCCAACTTCAACACTCTTTTCATTATAAAGCTTCAAGCTAACAGGAACACCATCTGTTCCTCCTGCATAGAAGTCGGCGATTGTTCCCGTATTAGCCGGCACCTGCACTCCATCCAGCAACGTAGCAAGGAATGATTCAAAGCTAAACCCCGCCGATGATGCGTTAAAATTAGCGATGATTTTGGTGAGTGTCTTGTAAAACACCAAAAGAGAAATCGCCTGTTGAATCTGCTCAGAACGGCTTTCTGTTTGTGCCAAGTATTGCGTAGGATTTTCATAGAACGAACTTAGTTTGGCTAACTGTTGTGGTAGCGAATCCAAACCTCGTCCTTGTTCTGCCCCTAAGATGTTGGCAAGGTAACTTTCTAACAATTGTCTTTCGCGACCTTTCACCACATCACCCCCACCATCGGGAGTGCGAACGTCCGACCAGCCAAGCTCTGAAACTTCAATCTCTGGTATCATTTCCAGCGTGAACGTAACGTCTTTTGGTTTATCGTTTCTTTCTATGACCAAGGCCGGCATCTCAAGTGCTTCGCTTACCATTTTGATGAGCAGATCTGTATCTAAAGTCACAGTGTTGCGTGCTCTCTTATATTCTTCCTTTAGTATTTTTTGTAAGTCTGACATGGGTATCCCTTATACAATAATATCTGCTATTCCTAGTTCTACAGCTTCTTCTGCTGATAAATAGACGTTAACTTTACGTTCCAGCATTTTTTTCAGTTGAGATTTCGTCATTTTTGTTTCTTCTACTAAACAATTTGTGTACATTTGTTGCAATTCTTCAATTGCTTCCATCTCATTCATCATATTATGAAGGCTTCCGTGATTACCTCCGATAACCGAATGCAGCATCACGCGGCAGTTTTTGCCAATCTTGCGTTCTCCCTTGGTGCCAGCGGCCAATAACAAAACGCCTGCTGACATTACTTTTCCGAGTCCCACCGTATGTATTGGTGTCTCATCTCTTACCATACGCATAATATCATATAGGGCAAACATGTCGTCAGCAGATCCCCCATAGGTGGAAAGATAGAAAGTGATCGGCTTGGGATCTTCTTCTTTCATCTTGTTTACTTCATTTAAGTAAACCATTGCGTGTGCGAGTTCTGCGATTTTCTCTTCAATAACTTCGGCGAACAATCCTAATACTTGAAACTCTGGCTCGGGCTCTTTTCCGCCGCTTGGATCTAAAATAATTATCTTCTTGTCGCTTCCTTCCACTTGTTCTTCGTCGCCTATAAATGTGGTTACTGCTTGCTTAATTTTTTTAATCATTTGGTGCACCCTCCGTAAAAAAAGAAGCCATCACTTCTTTGTGTTGGTTAATAAATTTCATAGCTGATTTCCAATCATCGAAATCTAAATGAGGATGGAAAAACTTTGGATGAAGATATATTAAAGTATCGATGGAGTTCTTCTTATAACGAGCAATCTCTTCCTCATAACGATAGTTAAACGCATTAATGTTGTGGGCGCTTTCCTCACTCTCTAACATCTTTTCTAACTTGTACATGCGCCCATAGGAAAAGTTTTCCATACCTTTGGCTATCAAAGACACGCTGATTAACTGAGATGCTCTTAGTAGCGATAGGGCAAGTCGTGTTGAGCGGTAAAAATATAACAGCTTACAAGTAACATACCCAAAAACAAACATCAATACATACAGTCCCCATTCCATAAATCCATCCTAAAAAAATAACCACTAGAGTTGAATACCCTAGTGGTTATTATAATCTCTTATTGACTAATTGTCAAGTTTTATTTTTGTGCCAGACGCTTAAAAATACGCTCGGCCAATTGCTCTGCAATCTCGTCACGCTGTGTTTTCTTTTCAGCAGCACCAGAGAGACGTTCCATAACCCGTTGGGCAACTTCAGCAACAATGTCTTCAGTCACATCACCTTCGGAAGTAACTCCTTTGATGCCTACCCCACCACGGCTGTGGCGATCTCGCATACGGTCGCGTGCTTTTGCGCCGGCTGACTTGCGACGTGGCTCTTCGTCGTCGTCTTCCTTTCTATCGTCGGCTCTCTTTTCAGCAGCATCGCCTTCGCTTGTAACACCTTTGACGCCCATACCGCGTCGACTATGACGGTCGCGCATGCGGTCGCGGGCTTTGGCGCCTGCGGATTGACGGCGAGGTTTTTCCTCTTCGTCGTCTTCATCGGCCTTGGGACGTGCCTTCTCTGCGGCACCTTCTTCGTACATGTCCATAGCGCCAGGAGCTTCCTCTTCTTCTGCGCCCATTTCCATGTCCATTTCCATATCCATGCCGTCATCATCCATCTCGATGGCTTCAACGTCTTCGATTTCCTCACCTCCTTCGTCGCCATCAAGAGACATATCAACACCGTGCTCTTCAGCCCAGTCTTGAACTGCCTGCAATAAACTTAAAACGAGATCTTCTTCACCACCTCCCTCTTCAGGGGGCATCTCATCGTCCATTGCATCATCCATTGCATCCATGGGAGGTTCAGGATCCATTTCCAATTCTCCACCCATTTCCATTTCTTCTTCATCTTGTTCGGTGGTAAGACCGACTTCGCTATTGCTGATATATGTCTCAGCGAGAGGGTCTAAATTTGCCAGTTTCATAAACTGACGAATCTCACCTTCAGACAATAAAGTTTTACGAGCCATGTAACTTCTCCTCAATTCATTAGATTGAACTCAAAAATAAATAGTTGACATTTTTAATAAATGCCTAAAAAAACATATTTGTTCTACGCGTTAGTTTCTTTAACTTAATTAGTGCGGCCGTTTCGATTTGTTTTATTCTCGCAAAAGAAAGTCCCATTCTCTCGGCTATCTGCCGTAAGGTCATTGGTCCGTTTTCATAAATAGAAATAAATGTGCAATTATATTCCTCTTCATAATCGATCCAATATCTGCAATCCTGTACAGGACAGCTTGTCTTTAATTGTTTGCATTTACGCGAACATTCTCTTAATCCATCTTTCATAAGTCGGGGTGCTCCTGCTCTAAAAGATCGAATATATTCTCCCTTTCCCGGTCAGACAGCCCTAAGCTTTCCAATTGCTTTTCGCCTTTTTCTTTTAGCCTCTTTGATTTAGCTTGTCTTGTTTTAGAGTTTTCACTAACTTCGTTTATATAAGAGGCAATCCTATCGTCTCCATCAATGTAGCCACTTATCAAGTGGCGAAAAAAACTAGCCTGGGATATTTTATCGTGACGTAGACGTATAACAAGTTGCGCATGGCGATGATCTGTATCAGTAAAGACGATACGTTTGGTGTTTTTACCGTAGGTCGGACTGTCAGACATTACCACGTCCTTGTGCTTATGTGAGTCTTTGACTCTGCTAAGCCGGAAGTTGTTTGTTCAATAAACTTTGCTTTTGCTTGTAGTTCTAACAGAGAGCGCGAACCAGAATAGGAAAACCCTGAGCGGATTCCTTTTTCTATGTCATTCAATATGTTCTCCACCGGACCGGAATAAGGCACGCGTGAACTAACTCCCTCAAAAGAAGAATAACGACCACGCCAATTCAATTGCGCCTCTTTGCTAGCCATGCCTCGGTAGACCTTCCAACGCAGCCCCTTTTCATAGAACAGCTCTCCAGGTGATTCAGTAGCGCCAGCAAGAAGCGACCCACACATTACAGCGTCTGCCCCAGCGGCCAAAGCTTTTACCATATCGCCAGAGTTTTTTATACCTCCATCAGCAATAATCTTAACATCGCGGTCGGTTTGAGAGCATTCCATAATTGTTTGTAAACCTGGGATACCGTGACCTGTTTGTACGCGTGTTGAACATATAGAACCGCCGCCAATATTGCAACGCACACTATCGGCGCCCCAATCAGCTAAATCATTAACACCTTCCAAGGTGGCAACGTTGCCGGCCATAATGTGATAATCATCTCCCACCAAATAACGCAACTCTTTAAGAGCCTGTTTCATTAATAAGTGGTGACCATGGGCAACGTCAACACAAATAAAACTAGCGCCTGCCTCATACATGGACTTTGCTCGCTGCATATAATCATCAGTGATACCAATAGCCGCACCAACAATGGCGCTTTTGTTCTTTTTAATTGTTTTTTGAACGTGTGCAGCTTGTGTTTCTATATCATTGTAGCGGTGTATGATCGCACATGCGCCAGCTTTATGCATTGCCTTGGCCATAAAATATTCTGACACGGTGTCCATTGGGGATGCAATGATAGGGAGTGAAAGTTTAACGCCCTTGCCTAAATCTGTGTCAATGTTGATTTCTGAACGGGACGTAATGTCCGAGTATTGTGGTATAAGCAATACATCGTCGTAGGCATATGTTTTTTTAATCTCCACTTTCTTCTTCCTTCTGCTTTCTCTTTCTTTGTGACGCTTGCTTTTTCTTTGCTGCTTCGACTATTTTTTGGGTTTTGTTGGCTGATCTCAAAGTGGCCGATCTTTCCTCTGTTAGCTGCGCTGTCTTTTCAACCAGCGGTAGCGTTTGAGAAATCAAGACGTCCAGTTTCTCTACCAAAATAGAAAACCTTTGAGCCTCTGGCAGCAATAGCGATTTATTGGCATCACTCGTTGTAACCGATTTTCCGAAATAATTTTCTAGCACTACAGCTGAGTTTTCATTAGTAAATAAGTCCTGTATTGAATTCACTAATTCATCAACAGTGTTGGCATCTGGTTCTAATTTAGCACTTCCATCTAAGATCGACTCTGCTCTTCCATACGCCTCCATCGCTTGTGAACGCATGCGCAGGAGTGCGGCTTCATAAAATTTTCTATTCATAACTCATTTTTCCTTCAATAAAATTTTTAATTGCGGTCGGGGCATACCAAGTTAATTCATTTGGATTAGTCGGCTCGGACATGACACGTACGTGCGATGTAGGCGGATCTATATCAATCATTATAAGAGTAGGCACCCCCTTAAACCCAAGACGAGCTTCAAAAGCGGGCTCATCATCAATATTAAATGCAAAAAAGTGTGTGTCCGGGTACTGTTCCGCTAACTCTTTATATGCATTTTGCAAATTATGACAAAAAGTACAACCGTTAGAATAAAACTTAACTACACATTTTGCCTTTTCGCGTGCACGTCCCGTTACCAAAGCCTCTAGTGCTCTGGTGCTAATTCGTTCAACTTTCATTTTTTCTCCTCTAAATATGCTTTAGCTACCTTCTGTGCCATGTCCCAACATTCGGGACAGTATAGTCGCACGGGAGGGTCTTTATCCTCTCTTACGACCACGTTCCATGATTCTACCATTTCTCTGTTTGTCTTGTCAAATGGTTTTTCGCATGCCAAGCACTCTTGTTCCAGTTTTTCAAACAGGAAAATTTTTTCCGAAAGATTTCGCTCGGCGTCTGATAACTTCTTTAACTCTTTCTCTCTTGCTCGGCGCTGCTTTCTGTTCATCTCTGAAGTGCTCCCATGACCGGCGGGCTGCCGACGGCCCATGTAGGATGCTTTCTGAAAACAACCACTGCTGATGGGAAGGGCGCGCTATTTTCGCTATCTCCAAACTTCAGCCTTCCTTTGACAAAATACACATACTCAGCTTTCATGACATAATCGTGCCAATAACGCGTATCGGTGCGCGCGGGGATAAGCATGACCACCTTTGTGCCTTGGCTCTTTTCTGCTTCCTCGTATCCTTTCTTGATCCACTTCTCGATTCCGCGACCGTAAGGGGGATTGACAAAGACAGTGTGCCCCTCCCAGCTTTTACTCAGTCCGTCTTCAGCGGGACTATAAAAATTTGCGCACTTTGTATTAAAAGGTGTCGCACATGCATCTAAATCAAATGGTCCAAAGCGCCAATCTAGTTTTTCAAAAAAATCCTTTGGTGTGGCCCAATCTTCAGACTTGCTTGAAAACATGACCTTTTGTGTTTCTTTGTTCATGTTTTGCTATCCGTGCCTGAAATAAGGTTGTAGTTGTTAACTACCTCATCAATGTCAACTTTACCTTTAAAGAGCCTGTAAGCCTTTACAGCGGCTCGCAACTCATCTGTGTCGAGCCATCCATTCTCTCGGAACTCCGTGCGCAATTCGCGCTTCTGTTCCTTGTATGGCTCCATTGCTTCTTCAATTGCGCTAAGAGAGCGAATATACTCCTTAACATATCTCTTCTTTTCTTCATTCGTGTTTGCCACGATATACCTCCTTGGTTCTATATTAATATAACAAATAACACACTGCGTGTCAACATAATTTTAAGAAATTTCAATTCCGCGTGTTTGTTTTATGTAGCTAATAACCAATAGTCGCCTCTGCTCGTCAGTCTCGCACATCGCGTATTGATAGCCATAAGTTGAGTGCTTAAGAGACATTTCGTGTTGCACTGCTTTCGTTTCTGCGCGCATCCATTCTATCTGTTCTTCATAGTTTGTGGGTATTTCAATCTTTAATCGCTGTGCATAATCAAGCAAAATAAAGTAATGGCGAGTCTCTAGCGCTCTCTTGGCTTTATTAAACATGGAGATTTTCTCTTGTCTTTCTTCGATTGAGATATCTTTAGGAAACTTGTCTGGATGTAAGAACACAATTATTTTTTTGAAGAGTTTGTGAAAGATTTTATATATTTCAGAATCTTTCGTAGAATCTTGCAAATTTTCTGCGAACTCGATAGTCTCGTCAAAACTTTCGGTCGGCTCTCTTATGGCTAATGGACCAGGGGGAGGCTTGGGTCCCCCTCGCCATTGTTTGGTCGATGGCGGGGTGCTTGGGCTTATTTTCACATTATTTTCTCGACACATTTCTTCATAATGACTTTGAAACACAGGAGCAGCATCCTCGCAAATTTGCATACAAAGATCAAGCTCTTGATATAGGAATCTTAACTCATTAACAACTTTTTGCCACCTGTACTTCGATAGTCCCACTCTTCTGTTCCTCTTGTATACCTAGTGAACGAAGAATATCATCTACTCAAATTCAAAGTTAACGCGGGCACGAATCTTAAGTGCTGGAATGTATGCGTGATTTGCTAAGTTATGTTTAATGCACTCATCTGCTTCTAGAAACCAGTCTGCATGTCCTTTTTCGTGAATGATTTCTAAAAAATAATCTTTATGTTTTCCACAGTTTTCGGCCATCATCTGATAAACTTTTTTGTTTAGTCTTTCTGTCTCTTCGGCTGACGATTTAATTTCCTCCACTTTTCCCCAGTTCATTGAGCTTACATCATGTATCATCACTGTCGCGTCAGGATCAACATATCGATGACCCTCCTCACCGAAGCTAAATAAGATTGCTCCGCAAGACATAGCCTTTCCTTGAACAATGGTGGCCACGGGAATTCGTGAATTTTTAATATCAGATATCATTGACATCAAGCTGTACACCTGCCCTCCGTAGCTATCAATAATAACTGGAAGTATCGGTTGTCCTGTGTTTTGCGCTCTAGAGACAGCGCCAGAAAATTCTTTAGCCGATGCTTCGTCAAATTTACGGACTCGTATAACAACAGGAAGTCCGTCAATCAATTCTTTGTCCTTCAAAAGAGGACTAAAAGTTTTAATAACATTCATATCTTTAATTAGCCCAATAATCTAAAAGTTTTACCAATTGCGTAAGTAGAAAATCCCCACTGCTCATCATATTTTAATTTTGCCATGTAAGGTCGATTCAAAAATATGCGATCTTTGTCAGGTTTAACGCCCCAACAGCGAATTCTTGTGGCCTCATTATTAGAGTCAATAGTTTCTACAATCCAATAAGTTTTTCCATTTTTAGTTTTCTTAGGGGTGATCTTTCTCGGAATAAACCAGCAAACCTGTAGCTGGGGGTCAAACTCAGAGATAGGTGGAATATATTTCTCTTGTAGTTTTTCGATTGTTTCATTCTTAATCACTAAGTTAATGGGAAAGACACCTGTCAAGTCGGTCTTGAATTGGATGATCTCTTCTTCGCTGAAATCGCCTTCAGGGCGATAGAGATCTAAATTCTCACCAAACTTCTTGAGGTTCTTAGGTCGGTCCACAACACATGCAGACCAAAAATGTTTACGACCTGTAAAGCGGTCATCAACAATATCGTCTAGCGCTCCACCACGACACAAAGCATCCAAAGCTTTCTTATTGAGCTTACTGTACACCACGTCTTCACGAAACAATAAATCTTCTGCATTGCTGAATGGTCGATGAGATAGTATTTGTTCAATAGCCGACATCCCTAGTCCTTTGATAGAGGTCAACGGTTGGATTAGGGTTGCTCCATCATCGCTAATCTCCCAAACGGTCCCTGATTTGTTTACATGAAGTGGCGCAATCTTAAACCCATACTTCTTAGCAATGTTGATTGCTTTTTCTTTTCTAGTCTCAGGCTCCTTGTCCAAGAAAGCTGCCATCCACTCTGCTGGATAGTAGTTCCATAGCCATGCGCACTGAAAAGAGATAATAGAATAACTCACTGCATGTGATTTGTTGAAGCCATACCCTGAGAAGAATTCGAACTTATCCCATAACGCCTGGGCCTCGTCGTATCCGATGTTCTTCTCGGCGCAGCCGTTGACGAACTTAACACGCAGTTTTTCTTTAACTGACCCCTTTCCTGTTCCTTTCTTGGTCAAGACCTTTCGCAACAAGTTTCCTTCATCAAGGGTCAGTCCTCCTAGCTTATGCGCAAGCAATGCGATCTGTTCCTGAAAAATAAGGAACCCAAATGTCTCCTCGGTAATTTCTCGCGCTTCTTCTGAAAGATAGGAAATCCGATGCGGGTACCCCTTTGCTTCAACATAGTCAGTATCGACGCCTGCCGATAGTGGTCCGGGTCGGAAGATTGATGTGATAGCCGACAAGTCAATAATGTTGCGCGGCTTTGCTCTCGTGCAGAAGCTTTGCGCTCCTTGTTCTGTGAACTGAAATACTCCTGCCCATTTCCCAGGGTGAAAAATATTCTCATACACCTCCTGGTCCTCTAAGTTTAACGCATCTGGGTGCAAGTGCTTCATGTAGTAATCTCGCACATGCGCAAACGTTGGTTCCTCGACACCGTGATGACGCCGCAGAATATGTTCGATGCACCCCTCCATCATCTTGAGAGTCGAGAGTCCAAGCAAGTCAAACTTAATGAACCCCATTGGCTCCAAGTGTCGAACGTTCTGTCCCTCGGCCCATGGCGCTTGCCTGACTCCTCCTGAGTTAATCAATGGCATATTTGAATCTAAGTTCTCGGCAATCACAACCCCACCAGCATGGCGCGAGCATGATCGCACTTGTCCCACAAGACCCTCAACGTGAGCCTTAACCGCCGGATACTTGGCGAGATATTTTTGAAGGGATGGAGAGTAGTCCATAACTTCTTCCCACGTCGGAGCGTACACACCAGCCTTGATACCGTGCTTTCTTTTAGCCTCGGGAGTTGCCTCGCGAATCATCACTGATGTGACAGTATTAGCCTCGGTAAACGGAATGTTGTAAAGCTTGGAGATGTCCTTAATCAGTGAGCGAAGTTGTAGTGTATTCCAGTTAGAGATTGGCGCAACACAATCTTCACCCCACATCTCGACAAGCTTTTCTTTCAAAGCCATGCTATCTGACACATCATAGTCAATATCAGGATAGTCGGTGGCATCTGAGCGCAGGAAGCGAGAGAACAGCAGATTGTATTTGATTGGATCAATCTGCGTGATGTTTAGCGCGTAAGCGACAAGTGAACCAGCGGCAGAGCCGCGTCCTGGCCCTGTCAACATCATCTCGGTTGCAACGTCAGCAATAGACTTCATTGTCAAGAAATACTTAGAGAACCCGCGATCATCAATAACATTTAACTCATGTCGTAGTCGATCAGTGTACTCTTTGTTCTTGTGGAGTCCTCGCTCCTTCAGTCCCTCTAATGCAAACTGCACAAGCGCCTGTGTAGCGGTGTAACCAGCCGGCACAACGAATTCGGGTAGGCGAACTGTATTGTCGGGCAGGAAGGACTCGATTCGGTCGTGCGCGATTCGATATGTCTCCTCAATACTTTTCAAGACTACAGTGTCATCGTATTCAAACCCCGTGGACTCAGAATACTCCTTGTAGCTTTCCCAGATTTGATCACCATTCTTCGGATACAATTCATATCCGATCTCCTCCACTCCAGCGGGAAGTTGTGACTCTTCCTCGGCCCAAGACGGCTTTCCCTTGCCAAGCCAACCCAAGCGTTTATACAATTCACGATCCTTCCACGCGTCAGGATTGGGATAGTGACTGTCAGCGGTGGTGATCACTCCAACGCCAAACTCCTGTGCGACTGTAATGACATGCTGATTAAGTTCGTGCTGTTCTGGAATATTGTTCCATTGCACCTCTGCATACCATCTGTCGCCAAAAATATCAACCATGCGCTCGGTGGTTTCGCGCATTGCGTCGAGAACAGCTTCTTTGCTTTCTTCTCGGTTTTCCCAATAATTTCCAGCATATACGCCACCAAGACAAGCACTGGAGGCGATAATGCCTTCGTTGTACTTCTTCAATAGTGCATAATCAATGCGAGGATATCGGTAAAAGTTTTCAGCTTTGTATGATTCAGAAACCAACTTAAAGAGGTTGTTGAGTCCTGTCTGGTTTTGCGCCAGCAACACTAGATGTCGGCGTCGACGAAGGATATCCTGAGTCTTCTTACTCGCTCCCTCGTCTTCCACAGTTGCACCGGATGCCTTGTCGGCCTTGGCCGAACGGGCGCGCTTCTTATCTTCCATGGCGCGATTGTATTCTTCACGCCATTCTTCGATTGAGGGAATGAAATATGCTTCACATCCAAAAATTGGCTTAAAATCTCGACCTTCAGCTTGCATCTTCTTGGCATGCAAAACCTGATACGCTAGCCCGTTCATGTTACCATGATCGGTTAATGCCAATGCATCGCACCCATTTTCATATGCAAAATCCATATGTGCTTGTGGATACCCAATGGCATCGAATAAAGAGCCTGCTACAGAATGTGCATGCAGTCCCACAAATTTAATCTTTGGTTTGTTCACTATTTCCCTCCAGTGTATATCCTAATATAGCATGTTTGCGCGGCCGAGTCAACTCTCTAGGTGGACTTTTTATAAAATTATCCGAACCCATAAAGTTGCCATACCCTTCCCACGTTGAAATGTCATAATACCAGTCTAATTCTTCTGTGATTGCGTTTGTGTTGTTTACTTTACTAAATACAGTCTCCAAACCAAAATAACGCGCAGACCACCTCTCTAAAAGTGGTAATTTTTTTTGGGGGTATTTTTCGCCAGCCGGGGGTTTTTCAAATTCCTTTGTTGTAAGAGAATTGACATGACGACGACATGTAATAAAATCTTCACCAAACATTGTAAAAGGCAACGGAACACCGTCTTTTATGTTAGTGCCTTCGCTCGTTAAAAAAAAGTTGTTTTCAAAATCTGAAATTTTTGCCCGGAAA